CAATGGCTGCTCCTATTTCTCCGTATGTGACAAACCACCAAACAATGTATGGTAATCCCCATGCTTCAGCTACCGCACCATCAACAGGTAGTTTACTTAATCCTTGTTGCATGAACATAGCAGCTAATGGAATTCTTAATCCAAAGGTTGCTATTGGTGCGCTTATTTTTGGTATCATTTTACTAATTCAAAGTGCCTCTCATACACATGTAAGTTTTGGACTTGCCAATGGATTGTACCACCTTTTTTTAATGGGTGACCTCCACTATAATATAAGTCACCTTCTAATTTTTCCAATACATGTTTTTGCCAAGCATAATCATTTCTATAACCAAATATAACATCGTTACTTCTCATTTGAACTACACAATGTAATCTTTCATCACGAATATAATAAGTCACAGCATTTGTACATATAAAATCATTCTTACCATTTTCTTTATACTCATGCCAGATGCTTGGTCTTTGATATATCATTGATGCTCTACGTGAGTCAGGGTTCCTGGTTAATTCTTTTAGAACTTTTTGATATTGTTTAAAATACTTTTTGCCATAGATAAGCAAACCATAGTTGGAGTTTATTTCACCATGGTCGTTAGCTGAGTATTCCCATGCTTGAGGTGCTCGGAAGTTTTTCTTTGTACCCCATATATCTCTTACGTTGGTTGATTGTGAGTCATACCATCTTAATTCATCTTTAATATACTCTTGATTAGGTTCACCAAAGATTGCAGGTTTATCAGCAATAAATGATGCACCAATCATTTCAATTGTTTTTTGACCAGTTTTATCAATAGTAAAGTTTTCGTTTTTTAACTCATTGATAAAATGAGAAGCTACGTTACTCGTTTTCATTCTTTATCGGTTGGTTGAACATATCTCTACTTGGGTCTTGGCCTTCCATTTTACCACGAATATAAGCTACACAAAAAGATGCATAGTTAATTAAATCTTTATATGAATCTTCAAGGGATTCAAAGTTTGGGTCTTTGCCAGACTCAAGGAGCGATGTTGCTCGGATTAGTTTACCAAGACATGCATCATGTAAAGTATCAATACCTCTACGATAGTGCATCGCTTGAGTTATTGTACTCTTATCACTTTGGTAATCTTGGGATTTTTTAGCTTGTAATTCTGCACATTCTTGCAGGACTTTCATACTTTCTTTCATAATTTACTCCAATAATTATCTATTATATCACATTTCATTGCAAATGTAAACCTTTAAATGTTATTTCTAAAAACAAATTCAATTGCTCGTTCAGCTTCTTTTTCAATATCTCTTTTAGCATACCAATTACCAGTATCGGCATCCAACTGTCTGCATAAGTATTCAATCTCTTTTGCAGTGATAGGATAACCTTTTGACATTGCGTTACCAGCAGTGCTTACCATAATTTGATATAGTTTTGCATACCAACCAGTATCAGATATAGATTTATATTCATCAATCTGTTTACGATTAACAAATGGACAATCATCATATCCTGTCCATTTAAAGTTTGTATTGTTAAGTTGATTTTTCCTATGTTCAATTAATCCTTTTTGTATTGCATCAGGTAATCTATTGAAAAAGCCTTCTTGTCTATTTACGTATGGATGCTTTGCCATAAGTTCTATTGGGTCCATTTGTTTACCTTCATGAGTAAAGATAAAATTAAAAGCATCTTGATATTGATTAGGAATATAATACATACGAGATAAATCTTTTGTTTGTGCATCAGATACTTCCAAGAACTCTTTATTTAAAGCATACCAAAACTTTTTAATATCATCTTTGAGAACTGGATATTTTAAATCGAATACTAAACGAAACTTTGGTGACTCTTTTGTTGATGATGCAGTTGAATAACAAACATACTTATAATCAGGATAAGTTCTTTCGATTGTTCTTATATCGCCTTTAAAATCATCCACATCCAGAGCTGCCCAGCCACCCCAACCAACAACATTATCGTTTGCTCGAGTTGTATTTGGTTCATACGTGGCAGGTGATATGAGAGGAGCTTCCTTCTTTGTAGGATACTTATCATCACTAGCTAACTTATATAACACACCAGCAAACTCATCAAAAGAACTATAATCCATTCTCTTATGAGTTTTATTATCGTATATGTTATCAAATATCGTTAAACTTACCATGATTTCCTAAGTGGTTAGGTGCCTCCCAATCTTCTGGTTTTGCTAAGTCAGGCACACCTAGTGGATTTGGCCTTCCTTCTTTTATTCCAACAAATTTATCCATGTTGGCTCTTAGTACTTCGTCCCAAGCTTTGTATGGGTCTACACCATAAGCATCGAGTGTACCAATAGCAACAACACATAAATCAATTAATCCATCCACAATCTCTTCAGCATCTTTACGTTGATATGCTGCTTGAGTTTCATCTAACTCTTCTTGTAAGAATTCAATTCTAAATTTTAAGAATTCTCTTAATTTATCAGGATTGTTTTTTACCCATTCACGAGTTTGATACTTTGATTGCATGGTATGGATATCATTTACCCAGTCTTTGCTCATACTATTATATCCTTTTTAGGTGTCATAATCCTTGCGCCTTTACCTGTGACTTGGTCAACTAAAGATTGTAAAGGTTCAACAACGAACATAACAAATTTCTTATCAATAACCACACCTTCTTTTGCTTTTGTATATGGCATAAAAGGAATAAATCCAATCTTACCAGCTTCCGGAGCAAACAATGCATGGCCATCTTCGATTCTAATAGTGTTTTGACCTTCAGTAATTTTACCGATAATCTCTTCACCATTACTTAATCTTACTAATTTATATTCCATATTTTTTTTCCTCTTGGTATATTATAACACATTTCTGTGAAAATGTAAATACTTATTTAATTTATTTACAGTATCTATCTCAGTTTGTGGATTATTCCACATTCTATTTAATCTACTTGGATGTGGTATCTTACAATGCCTTACACCTAGTTTATTTAAATAATCCGAAGCTACGTTACCCAACGCAACTATGTGAGAGTATTTATACGTTTGTTCTACAGTAAATATTACCTCATCATCTAAGTTATAGATGTTAGTCCAATCGTAATCTTCTTTTATCCAACCACTTACTCTATTCCAAGTTGTTGATTTGGATTTATGTACTAAGCCTGGTTTCTGTCCAACAACTAATATATTAGCCAAAGAAATCCTCCAAGCTTGCAACTTCCTCATGATTCCAACCAACAGCCTGTAGTACAGGTTCGATTGGGTCAAGGAATGTTTTTTGAAATTGCATGTCATGGTCAATGTACTGATGCAATTTGAATTCTTCTGGTAGATAATCAATAAAGCCAATAACGTTTTCTCGCATAGGATTTGCTTTACGCAAATAGATGAACTTAATCTTATCACCATTTTTTATGTGCTGATATTTCTTTCCAAGTGAAAGGTTATCTAAACGACTGTTGTAAAGCAATGCTGCTCGTACGTGCATAGGTGTACCTTTTTTATAGATTTTACTGTGGTCTTTGAACTCACGAACTTTGGTAACGCCACGTGGAAATGCAATCTCATCTGGTGGAAGTGTTTTGAAATGATTTTTAAATTTTTCAATAGATGATTGAGTTGCCCTTTCATCTTTTTCGATAATTACTTTGAATAAAGCTTTAAGTGCATCTCGGCATGGTTCAGGTGTACTAGATTTGATTGCTTCAATACCCATGATTTTTAATTTAGGCTTTTTATATCTTACACCCTCGTTATCATGCACGTTTAAGATATAGCGTTTTTTAGCTGTCCATATAGCACGATCAGCAATTGCTTCTCTTTTCATAACCATACGATTAGATACACCACCTAGTATTTCAAATAAGCTATCATAAGATTTAGCCAGTTCAGGCTCAAGCATATCATTGGCAACTTTATCCAAGAAGTCAATAGGATTCTCAGGATTAAATTTAGATACTATATCATCTAAGCATACATACAAACTATCGGTATCGATTGCGACGATATAGTCTTTTCTCTCTGTTTGATTGAGCACTCGATTAAGGTAGGTGTTAAGTGCATATTCGGCCCATCGAATTGTAAGTTGTCCGGTGAGGGTAATGGCTTCAGCGATACGTTGGTCAAAGAATCGAAAATAACGATTCCCCAAAGCACCATAAAGAGAATTAAGAAGGATTTTAATAGCCACCTGACGGTTCTCTGCGATCGCAATATTTCTTTCAATTTGGTATAGTTTTTGTTTATCATCTTTATCAACCTTTTCTTTTTCTTTTTGAGCAGCTATCATTTCCTGTTTGATGCCTACTCGTTCATTATACATTTCATCAATAATCATTGGAATGATTCCAACTTTCTTGGTACTAAAATGCTGGCCATTGGCTGCAACAGCTTCACCTTCCGGAGATGGGAACCGTTCACCAGTTGCTAGCATATCTTCCATATCCACTTTACTTACTACGCCATTCATTATTGTCTCGGGAGACATATTGTACTGCATAATAATAGATGGATATAGAGAATTCAAATCAAAACTGACTATATTATTATGTATACCAATTTGTGGCTCTTTTACAAAACCACCGGGATAAAATGTTTTAGTTTTATCTTCGGCAAAAGGTATTATAATCTTATGTTCATATAGTTTTCTATATATAATAGTATCCCAAATCGCTGTGGTGCCAAACGTGTCATTGTAGTTCACTCCACCTTTGTATGCCATAGTTAAACAAAGGGTAATCAAACCAAGTTTGTCTTCGATCCTGTCGACCAACTCAACGTCCTTTATATTATAGTCAATAAATTTTTGGAAGTTACGTTGATATAAGGTATGCAAAGAACCATACTCTTCGTAGGATAACTTTTTCTCACCAAGTACTACGTGAGCGATGTGGTCCAGTTTATAAGATTCTTGTGGGCCATAAGAATAGCCAAACTTTTTAAATAAGTCAAGGTAATCCAATTGTGATATACCTTTGAGTTCATAAGAAGTTTGAGACCTTCCCATGGTTGTAATATCTCTACGTTCAATCATTCCCCATGGTGATAGCCTTTTAA